CCAGCGCCAACCGTAATTGTATGAGCACCAGATGGTAAAAAAACTTGATCTTCTGTGCTTGCACTTGGTCCACCTGGAGTTTCACTTCCAAAAGAATTTCTATATCCTCCTGCACCACCTCCACCTCGGCCTCCACCGCCACCACCTGCGATTACTAAGAAACTTACATCAAAACCAAGCTCTGGCCATGTGCCTGCTTTTTTTTCTTCTAGCTGTTCGTTCATTGACCAAACACCTGAAGCCTTACTTAATTCTTTAATTACTACGATTCCTGAACCACCAGCACCTGAAGCATTTCCAGATGGATTATTTACTGCACCACCTCCACCACCGCCAGTGTTTGCAGTTCCAGCTGCTCCAGCTCCTGCTGGTTGTGATCCACCTCCACCACCGCCACCAGTTCCTCCAGAAGGTCGAGATGGTGTTCCTCTACCACCTCCGCCACCGCCACCACCGTATGTAGCGCAGTTTGTTGCTCCTGGAAATGATGGACTAAAATCTGTTCCTGCTCCACCAGCTCCTCCAGCACTTCCTGGTGAATTAGCACCGACAGCAGCTTTTCCGCCGCCACCACCACCATGGTCATTATTGCCTGGAGATGATACTCCAGTTCCACCATTATTACCTTGACATGAAGTTCCACATCCAGCAGCTCCATTAGATGCTCCTCCACCACCACCTGATCCTCCTGGTTTTCCAGCTGTTGGTGTTCCAGATCCATCACCTGAACCTTGACCACCACCTGAACCTCCACCAGTTGCTGTGTAGGTTGTGCCTCCCGTAGTTAACGTTGTGTTACTTCCTGATCTACAAGCAGGTGTTGCAGTACAAGATGATGGAGCAGCTGATGCGCCACCTCCAATTGTTACTGGAATTGAACTACACGCTGATAAACTACATTGTTGTATAACTCCTCCAGCGCCACCACCGCCTCCAGCTCCATAACCTGAATTACCACCAGCACCACCACCTGCTACTATTAAAGCATCAACAACACGAGTTCCTGATTGTAATGTAATATCTCCTGAAGATGTTTTAGATGTAACTTTATTTTTTCCGAAAGACGCTTTGTTATTGGGTCCTATTATTCCGCCATTTGCCATAGCCTATAAAACCTCCTACGCGTCGTCTATCGATTCATATGATA